CACTAATACCCACGAGGGGCCCGGCCCGGCCCGGTTCGGCCTGCCCCCCTCCCCCCGGGGGGTGCACTAGTGGGCCAATGCGCCGATGTGGGCCCCCGGCATGGCGACGAATCGCCCGAATCGTGCACGCTTGACCCCAGTCCTTTATAAAGATGTACACATATATATATAAATATCCCCCTGCAGAAGTGCACTTGTTGGATGCCACTGGGGGTTGCCGGTGCATGGCTACTTGTGCCAGGCCAGAATCGGGCATTGTGGTGCATATCAGGGCAAGTTTCCTTGGAATTGGAGCAATTTGGCTGTTCGTGGTTGAAATGCTCAGAAATTCAACCCGATATAAATAGTGAGGGGTTCTTTACTTCGGCGGCTGACGCCGCCTCAGGCCGCCGAAGAGCAAGCATGCTTACCGCCACCCCTTCTAGGGGGGTGGCGTGCTGGCTGACTGAGGCGAGCCTCTAGGGCGAGCCGTTGACTGCAAGCCTCTCCACGTAGCCGGCTTGCTTAGCCCCCTTTGTTGAAACGTCTTTGTGCTACCTGTGTCGCTTCGGCGTCTGCCTCCGCGACTGGCGTCTGCCGTTTACCCGCGTGAGGGGGTTGTGCTCGTGCCGAAAGGTGAGGTGCGGGCCCGTGGCAGGTCCGTGGAGGATTCTAAGCGGCTGCTGCTTGAGCAGGTGGCGGGCGGTCAGACGATTGCCCGTGCCCTGGAAGTGATTGGCCGGTCTAGGCCGACGTATGAGGAGTGGCGGCGGCGGGATAAGGATTTCGCCCGGGATATTGACCGGCTGAGGCTTGACCTCGCGGAGTCGTTGAAGGTTGATGCCGCCGACTCCCGCAACCTATCGTTCGCCGAGTTCAGCGCGAAGTACCTTGAAGCCGAGGTGTTCCCGCACGCGCAGAACGTGATCGACATGATCGAAGGCCGCGAACCGTCCTGGCTGCATCCCGGCATGACGTGGGAGCCGGGCGAGCCGGACCTGTGTATCGTGAACATGCCCCCCGAGCATGCCAAGTCCACGACGGTCACCATGAACTATGTGACCTACCGGATCGCCATGAACCCGAACGTCCGGGTCATGGTGGTGTCCAAGACGATGGCGATGGCCCGCAAGTTCCTGTACGGCATCAAGACCCGGCTGACGCACCCGAAGTATGTGGGGCTGCAGACGAAGTATGGCCCGCCTGGCGGGTATGACTCTGATAGCGCGTCGTGGACGCAGGACATGATCTACGTGTCCGGGGCGAGTAGGGATTCGGGTGAGAAGGACCCGACCGTGCAGGCCCTGGGTGTGCGTGGGCATATTTATGGTGCCCGTGCCGACCTGATCATTCTGGATGACGTGGTGGACGGCACGAACGCCCACGAGTTCGATAAGCAGATCGACTGGATTCAGTCCGAAGTTATCTCCCGCCTCTCCCCCAGCGGCTCCCTGCTCGTGGTGGGCACCCGCCTGGCTTCCAAAGATTTGTATTTGGAGTTGCGGAACCCGCACCGGTACCCGGAAGAGAAGTCGCCGTGGTCATACCTGGCGATGCCGGCGGTGTTGGAGTTCACCGAGAAGGCCGATGACTGGGTGACGTTGTGGCCGAAGTCGAACGTGCCCGACCTGGGTGCACGTGGCGAGGACGCCGAACCGGACGAGGACGGTTTGTTCCCGAAGTGGGATGGGCCGCGCCTGCATAAGAAGCGGGCTCGCATGACCCCGCGCACGTGGTCGATGGTGTACATGCAGGCCCAGGTGTCTGATGACGCCGTGTTCGATCCGCGTGCGGTGGCCGCTGCCGTGAACGGCAACCGCATGACCGGGCTGATGCCACGGGGCATGAACGGCTGCCGACCCAACGGGGACGACGGCCTCATCATTCCTGCCGTGGTGGGGGGCTTGGACCCGCAGACGCAGAAACGTTACGTGTTCGATGTGTTCAACAAGCCGGGCACGAAACCGGATGAGATTCGTGAACTCATCATGGGGTGGACCGACAAGTATCGAATCGCCGAGTGGCGCATTGAGAAAAACGGCTTCCAGGGCTTTCTCGTGCATGACCGGGAAATCAACGACTACTGCGCGCAGCGCGGCACCGTGATTCGCCCCCACTTCACCGGCAGCAATAAGCATGACGCCGAGTTCGGTGTCGCGTCGATGACGGTGCTGTTCAACAACTGGGAAGACAAACGCCAGTTGATTGAACTACCCAGCACGGCAATCTCCGAGGCCGCGAAGTCGATGGTGGAGCAGTTAGTCACGTGGTCCCCCGACTTGCACAAGAAAGCGAAGACGGACCTCGTGATGGCGCTGTGGTTCTACGAACTGGCGTGCCGTGACCGGGTGATGGCGTTCAGCAACTTCACGAAGCATCACGCGATGAGCATGTTTCACACCCCTTGGGACCGTTCCCAGCAGCAGGTGATCAACCTGATCGACGTGGAGGCACGCTCCCAGTGGCAGCCCACTTTCAGATAGCGGAGGGATCAGCGTATGGATTTGTGGAATCCTGACATCCACTCCGCATCAGATATGTATGACGAGCCACGCCATCAGGGTTTGCGTGAGGTGCGTGGCCTGTACACGCGAGCGAAGTCGCGGTTCGCTGACCGTGACCGTCGCATGCAGAACCTGCTCGCGGTGCGGCAGGGCCGCATGCGTGACGTGTACCCTGACCTGTTCCCCGAGGGCCCGTTCGATCGTGGCATCGTGGCGAACATGGTGGACGTGGCGGCACGTGATCTGGCTGAGGTGATGGCCCCGCTGCCGTCCTTCAACTGCGCGTCCGCGACCGGCGTGGGTGACACGGCTCGTGCGTTCGCGGAGAAGCGCACCAAGATCGTGAACGGGTACGTGGCGTATTCGGACCTGCAGCGGCAAATGTACACGGCTGCAGACCGGTACGTGTCGTACGGTTTCGTGCCGGGCATGGTGGAGATTGACGCGGACGAGAAGATGCCGCGCATCCGTTTCCTTGACGCGATCGGCACCTACCCCATGTTCGATCGGTGGGGACGCCTGGCTGCCGTGTTCTTCTCGTTCTACAAGTCCCGTGACGAACTGGCGTTCGCCTACCCGGAACTTGAGTCCGCAATCATGGGGAAGAACCGCAACGGCGGCGCTGACCTCGTGGAAGTGGTCCGCTACCACGACCGCCACATGGACATGCTGTTCATGCCGTCCAACGAGGGCCTGGTGCTGAGCAAGGTGCCGAACCCGGTGGGTGAGGTGCTGGCGGAGTGGATTCAGCGTCCCGGTGTGGATGATGAGCCGCACGGCCAGTTCGATGACGTGCTCGCCGTGCAGGTGGCGAAAGCCCGCTTCGCGCTGCTCAGCCTTGAGGCGGCGCAGAAGTCGGTGCAGGCCCCGATCGTGATGCCCCCGGATGCGCAGGAACTCGCCTTGGGTCCGGATGCGGTGATTCGTACCGCGAACGGGCAGCAGGTGCGCCGCGTGCCGATTGAGGTGCCGCAGGCGGCCTTCGCGCAGCAGTCCGTGCTGGACATGGAACTGCGGCAGGGGTCACGCTACCCGGAGGCGCGGGGCGGCAACGTCGATGCGTCCATCGTGACGGGTCGCGGTGTGCAGGCCCTCATGTCGGGGTTCGATTCGCAGATCAGGACCGCGCAGGCCATGTTTGCGGTGGGGTTTACGAACCTGATCCGCAAGGCCCTGTTCGTGGACGAGGTGCTGTGGGGTTCGGAAACGAAGTCGATTCGCGGTAACGCGGACGGCACCCCGTACGAGATTCGCTACCGGCCCGAGAAGGACATCAAGGGCGACTACACGGTGGACGTGCAGTACGGCCTGATGGCGGGACTGGACCCGAACCGTGCACTCGTGTTCGGTCTGCAGGCTCGTGGCGACAAGTTGATCAGTAGGGATTTCCTTCGGCGGCAGATGCCGTTCGCGCTTGATGCGAGCGAGGAAGAGTCGAAGGTGGATATTGAGGAAATGCGGGATGCGTTGAAGCAGGCTGTGGCCGGCTACGCGCAGGCGATCCCGGTCCTCGCGCAGAACGGGCAGGACCCGGGCGAGATTCTTGCCCGCCTGTCAGAAATCATCCTTGGGCGGCAGCGTGGACGATCTATTGAAGAGGTCGTCGCTGAGGCGTTTGCTCCCGAGGAGCAGCCGCTTGCCCCAGGTGAGGCTCCCGTAGGTGCAGCCGACGACATGATGGGCGTGCCCGGTGAGGTACAGCCTGGGGCGGGCGGTGGTCTTGAAGGTCTAGGTGAAGGCAGTGGTCTGATGCGCGGTGTCGCGCCGGGCCAGGCGGGCATGAGCCCGGGTGGCCGTCCTGATCTGCAGATGCTGATGGCGTCGCTTACGGCTGGGGGCCAGCCGAATCTCAGTGCCGGTGTTTCCCGGCGTCTACCGATCTAGGGAGTCACCTATGCCCGCTAAGGGAAGTTCGTCAGGTCGCATGAGCGGTGGAGCCGGCGGCTCCGGTGGTTCCGGTGCTCGTGGCGGTAGCCCAAGCCGCGCACAGAACAAGCAGTCCGCCGCAGCCCGCACCTACATCACGAAGAACCCGACTCGTGTAGAGGCAGGCAAGAAGGCGTACGAGACCCGCGTCGCTGCAGCGAAGGCAGCCACTAGGCGCAAGATTGCGGGCGGCATCGTGTCCGGTGCTGCTGCAGGTGCCGCCGTGTCGTTTGCTGCCACGAAGGGCTCCGAGGGTCCGAAGAAGTCGGTTCCCGTAGCGAAGAAGACCGCACCTAAGAAGAAGGGCCGCTGATATGCCAATGGTCGGTGGAAAGAAGTTCCCGTACACGGCTGCCGGTAAGGCCGCTGCGAAGAAGGCTGCAGCGAAGCAGGCCGCAAAGAAGGCCGCGCCGAAGAAGATGGCTGCGAAGAAGCGTGCCAAGTAAGAAGGACCCCCGCCTAGAGCGGGCCGGGGTTGACGGCTACAACAAGCCGAAGCGCACACCCAGCCACCCCACGAAGTCACACGTTGTTGTTGCGAAAGACGGCGACAAGGTGAAGACGATCCGTTTCGGGCAGCAGGGTGTGACGGGTGATAAGCAGCCCACGAAACGTCAAGCATCGTTCAAGGCACGCCATGCCGCGAATATTGCTAAAGGAAAGATGTCAGCGGCTTACTGGGCCGACAAGGTGAAATGGTAACTAGGAGGAACAATGCCTCAGCCTAACAAGGGAACCCACGGCAAGCCGCACACGCAGGAGCCGCTGGTGGATAAGAAGGCCGCTGCCCCGAAGCACGGCGATCTGCGCCTTGGCTTCCAGCCGGGTGGCACTAAGGGCTCCGGTAAGGGCAGCCGCTAAGAAGTAAACGTCGATGGGTTGGAGGCCACGGTGAGTCAGCGTGGAGATATTGCGTTGCAAATCAGGTGGGCCGACACGATGGTTTCACTGCACGTGGAGAACGTGGCCTACTACCCGGACGTGCTGAATGACATGGGCAAGCAAGCAGGTGCCATGTTCAAGCAGGCACTGTCCGATGTTGCCGACTATGGGGAACTTGTGTACCTAGGTGCCGGTGACGACGACGAGGACGCAGACACGTCCGAAGAGGTTGAAGAAACTACTGACTGAGGGAGTTCGCATGGCTAACGGTCATGGTGGGTCACGCACTCCCGCTAACCCCGCACCCGTATCGGGTCCGGGCGCGATGTCGCGCCGCACCGATGGGCAGCCTGCGCGTTATGCCTCCGGCATGCCGTATGGGGATGGGCAGGATTTCTACGACATGCAGACTTCTGCACCGATGGCGGAGACAAACAATGTGGCTGCAGGTGTCCGACAGGCTCGGCAATCTGGTGCGGCTCCTGCTCCTGCGGCGATGGTGACCCCGCTGTACTCCCCCACTGAGCGACCGGATGAGCCGGTCACGTCGGGTGCCCCGCTTGGCCCGGGCCCTGGCCCGGCGATGGTCAGCCAGGGCAGGCGACCCAGTGAGGTGCTGCAGCGCCTGGCTGCCCGTGACGCTACGGGTGAGTTCCAGGCACTTGCGATGATCCTTTCGCAGCGGGGCCTGTAGTGGCTGAATACACGAGGCGCGAACGCGCCAATCAGGAGTCGAAGAATCCGCCCGCGTACATGACGGGTTCTTCCACTGCTGGCGTGGTGGGCAACATCAACGCTGTTTCCAGCATGGAGAACCCCACCGCGTCTGTTGACCCGGTGTTCACCCCGGGTGGATCGTTCACTGCTGCCCCTGCCCGCTGGGTTCCGCGTTCCCTGACACCGATGGTGTACTCGGACCCGTGGACAATGAACCTGTCCACAGTGGATCGCATTGAGCAGCGTCAGCGTGAGGCGCAGCGTGCAGCGAGCATGCTGGGCTCGTATGGCCCTAACGGCTTGGCTCTTGCTGATTCGGCTGAGCGTCGCGCCCAGTTCCTGCAGGGGTTGCTGAATGGCACGCGCACTGAGGACGGCATGGTGGTGCCGGATCAGTTGTCGGCCACGGAGCGTGCCTACTATTCCGGTGAGACACGCCGTTCCGCTGAGGACGCTGCAGCCGGTTATGACTCTGCCACTCCGGGGCGTTACCCGAACTGGGGTGGCATTGGTGGCCCGAAGGGCTACTGGGAGCAGGTGGCGTGGCTGGCGAAAAATGCCCCTAGTGCCCTGTCGGCCTTGGCCGAAGAGGGCATGACGGTCAGCGATGTCGCCAACGCCACTGAGGTGTTCTACGCAAAGCGTACGTCGCAGACCGTGGCGGAACTTCTCACGATGGGCCTGCAGTACAAGGCAGCGCAGATCGTGGCGATCCTTCCCCCTCGTCAGCGCATCCTCGTGTCGGCGCTGCTGGATGAGGAGCGCAAGCAGTACATGGATGCGTCCCGTCAGGCTGCTGAGCGGCGCGGTGCGGCAGGTACTCGCAGTGGCACCCCCGACGTGGTGCGCGGTGAGAGCCCCGGCGCGGTTGCCGTGCCTGCTTCGCCTGTGGAGGGTGAAGGTGAGAGCCCTATTGTTGCGGGCTTCAACTTCATTCTGGATGGCTTGCTGTGGCCGCTTGAGCAGGTGACGCACCTTGCTCGCGCACAGAACATTGGCATGCGCGGCCTCATTGACCAAACGCTCACCGCTTCGGAGGGCATCAGTTTTGCTGATGTCGTGAGCGACAAGGGCCTCAGTGGGCTGCCCGAGTACCTGGGTGCACTGTGGTCGGCTACCGCTCCGGGCACATTGAATCCTGTGCGCATTGAAGAACTGCGCGAGGAGTACGGCGACTTCGCCACTGACTTGGCTGTGGACTACTACTTGGCCACACAGTCGGAGGATGAGAACGCGATGCAGAACTTCCTGCGTCGCTGGGAGTCCGACCCTAATGCTCAAGCGTTCATCAACCAGATGATCAACGGCACCGACACGGGTGGAGACCGCACGGCGGCGTCCCTGTACGTGCAGGTTGCTGCAGCCGATCAGGGCAACTGGGGCAACCTGTTTGCTCAAACATTCGGGCTTGACGCCGACCCTGATAGCGACATCAACAACCTGATCTTTTCCACCGTTCGTGATGGCCAGAACGTGCTGTCGTGGTTCGTGTTCGATCCGTTGGTATGGGGAAGCAAGGTTACGAAGGCGGTGCAGGCTCTCCGCTGGGGGCTCAATTCTCGCCGTTTCGGTGGCAGCGTTTCTGCAGCGATCCGTGGCGACAAGTCAGTGAGCCGGTGGTACGAGTCCTTCGGGCAGGCGCTCAAGGCAGTTGATGACGCCCGTGAGGGTGCCAACGCTAAAGCGATGGTGGACGCGCAGCGCAGACTCAACAGGTTCGTGAAGCGCGAGTCACCGTTTGGCACGGACAAACTTGCGTCTATCGGGCGTAAGCACAATTTGTACACGGCTGAGCAGTGGGCACGCTTCTACGACGATCTTGAGGTTGCGGAGAAACTGGCCAACGGTAGGCCCGTGGCGTTTCCCAGGATTGACCCGACCCGTGAGGGTATGGAGTTCCTAAGCCAGTACACCCCGCAGGCCCGCCGTGACGCGGCTCGTGCTGCCCGCGCTGGCCGTCCTGATCCGGTGCGCGTGTACGACGCGGCTCAGGCTCAGGATCAGCAGTTCGCTGTGGCTCAGGGCGCGAAGCGCGTGATGATGATGCCGCACATGAGTTGGGCATCTGAGTCGTTCGGTCGCCTCGCCGGCAGCATCCTAGGCACAGTAGCCGCGCCCGTTCGGTCTGCTAGTTCTCGCCGCATTGAGTTGCTGCTGGACGACATCGCGCCCGAGTGGCGAACCATGTCCGGTGACGAGCGTGCTGATGCCGTGTTCACGGCCCTCGGCAACGAGGAGACAGCGAACCTCATCGGCTACCGTCTGAGCGATTTCACCAAGATGGATCAGGGTGGCCGACGTACTCTCGTGGCTCGCTTCCTTGATCGTTTCGTCACGGGCTACAACACTCGTGAGAAGACCACGGCGTTCCTGGGCACGAACCGTAAAGGCTTCCGCCGCAAGGGTTGGTACTTCGGCAGGGGTGACCTGACGTTTAGTGAGGCGATTGCGGCCCGGCTGGATCGGTGGTCCCGGCTGGGTGCCCAGTTGCCGGATTCGCGTTTCGGCATGCCCACGGCTGACGCTTCCGGTGCGGCCACGATCTATCAGATCATGCGCTGGGGTGGCGTGGACTCTGCCGCCGCCTCACTGTTCCGTGACTTCTGGATGACCGCACCTGAGGGTGCCCGCATGGTGGCCTACGGCGGCATCGTGCGCAGCATGCTGCGTGCCACTGGCATGCACCTTGTGGCCCCGGAGGAAGAGGCCAAGGTGTTGGAGCGAGTCACGGGTATTGCTTCCCGTGAGTTACATGCACCGATATCTATTGCCCGGCATGGCGGTGTCATGCAGGACATTAGCCGTGAGGCAAACCGGATTCACGCAGAGCAGCGGGCTGCCGCTCAGGCTGCTCAGGCTGCAGGCCAGGAGATTCCCCTTGTGGAGTCGGTGGCCACGATTTCACGCCGCCTAGAGAAGATCGCACGCCAGCCTGGCGGTCCTCTGCGCACTTACGTGTCGCCGTCAATGCACAATGGTGGCGAGTTGTCGTCTGCCCAGTATTACGGGCAGACCAGTGACCGGGCGTGGATGCCGAACTTCCCGGCCCTGGATCGGTACACGGCCCGCAAGTCCATGTTGAACATGCTTCTGTTCAACAACAACCTGTCTTCCCTGATTGTGGATGCGTGGGTGCTCGGCACCCTGGGTGGTCCGCGCTTCCAGTTGCGTAACGGCGTGGAAGACGTGGGCCTTTATGCCCTCACGGGCGGAACGGTGGGAAATTTCTACCGTGGCCGCAAGGTCAGTCAGGCGGTTCGTGAGGCTACCGCACGTGACGATCAGAAGATGCGTGCTGCGGTTCTGGACAAGAAGACTGCCCGCGAAGAGTTCGATGCGGAGCAGATCAAGTTCGCTAACGGCGAGTCCAGCCAGCGTGACCTGCGTCGCGCTGAGCAGAAACTTACACGAGCATCGAATGTGCTGGCTGCCCTTGAGAAGCGCCAGGTTCTCGGTCGGAACCAGAAACTTGGTTTCGTTCGCACCTCGTTTGTGCGCCTGTCTGATCGGGTGTCCCGTGACGCGGTGACGGGCCGCGTGAACGACAACATGATTTCTCGGTTCTCGCAGTGGCTGGTGCCTACTACGTCCCGGCAGGAGCGGCTACTGGCCGCTGAGGCGGGCCGTGAGGCTGTGGCTGACCTGCAGGTGACGGCGATCCTGCGGAACAAACTGGTGTTGGTGAATGACCCGGAACTTCGGGGTATCCCGATCCGGCTGCGCCGTGGCGCGTCCATTGAGGACTTGTCAGCCCGGCAGCAGCAGGCCATGTCCGCTACCGAACGCCTACTCAAGTCTGAGTACGGGACAATCTACCGCGATAACGCGGCTGAGACTTCTCGGCACCTGTCGGACGGTACGTTCCCGACTGTCGATGACATGGGTGACTTCACGCTCATTGAGGGTGAAGTGTATCGGCGCATCTTCTTTGATAGCGCGTACACCACGGAGCGCACCGGAATTGGCCGGCTGAATGAGGCCCAGGCTCGGGCGATGATGCAGCACCTGCAGTTTATTGTGGGAAATGGCCGGCTGGGTCAGGCTGCGTTGGAGAAACTTCCGGAGTTCTGGCTTGCCTACAATGCGGTAGGCTCGTCGGACAACGCCGCGATGCGGGCTATCGCTGAGCAGGTGCTGAACGAGGCGAAGCGTGGCCGTGAGTGGCCCATGTTTGCTTCGCGGTTCCGCAAGATGCAGACGGACGGCGAGTTGAAGTTCGTGGAAGACATGCTCATGGATATGGCTGCCACGTTCACGACACGCCGTGGTGCCTGGAATGAGAACCTGTGGACCGCGCTTCGGGCTACGGACGACAAGGGCGCACCGTACTTCCGTGTTTGGGATGACGCCAGTGAGCGTTCTGTGGTGCACGACATGGACTTCATGGACGGAACCTTTGAGGCACCCGAGTCGATTCTTGTGTTTCGGGGTGAGCCTGCCCTACTGCCCGCGACGGCCGGAGGTTACGAGCGGTTCACGAACTGGGCGTGGGAAACGATGGGCCGCTCGCTTGCGCGCATGACCCGTGAGCCCCTGTGGTACGGCAACTACCTTGATGCCGCCTACCAGTTGGAGCCGCTGCGCCTCAGGTACGCCAAGATTTTCGGTGAGTCTCAGGCTGACCGGATGATTACGGATATGGCTGCTGAGCGTGCCTACAACCTCACAATGTCCTACGTGGACAACCCTGCGGTGCGTTCACAGTTGGCGTGGCATGTTCGCAATATTGCCCGCTACTACCGGGCAGTGGAGGACTTCGGTCGCCGCCTGATCCGTGTCGGCAAGAATGACCCGGTTGCCTACTGGAAGGCCACGTTGGCGTGGCAGGCCAGTCAAGACTTCGGCTTCGTGCATCAGGATCAGTACGGGAACTCGTACTTCATGTACCCGTTCACTCGTGCGGCTATCACGCACCTGGCTGCTATCGGCGTGGATGCGAAATTCGCGGAACTGCCGATGGCGTTCGGTGGCAACGTGCAGTGGATCAGCCCCTCGGCGGACCCGGAGCAGTGGATTCCCACCCTGTCTAGCCCGTGGGCGGCAGTGTCGTTGCAGCCGCTGATTCGTTCACTGCCGGTGTTCACGGAGTTCTTGAATCTGCCGGAGTGGGCGCAGGTGTCGGAAGACACGGCTAAGACGATTGAGTCAAATGTTTTTGGTGACATTTCGGCTGATACGACCACGGAGTCCGCGTACACCGGTATCGGTGGACAGTTTGCTTCCAGCCTGTACTCGGTGCTGCCAGCGAACTTCAAGAAACTGATCGCCCTCGGCGGCACGATCTATGGCGGGCAGCCCCCGGGCACGTTCGGCAACAAGATCGCCATGAAGACATTTATGATGATGGCGGCTTCCGGCCTGGCCCCTACGGGCGAGGAGTGGGTGGACGGAACTTCGGCTCAGAAGTTCCTTGCCGACCTTGACCGGCACACCATCAACGTGGCTGCACTGTCCCTGCTGTTTGGCTTGGCCGCTCCGTCTAGCCCGCAGTACATGGACGACAATCTGACGCTGGCTGCCCGTGAGGCAGCCTGGGAGTCGATTGTGCCGGCCCTGCGGGATGCCATCCGGTCATCGACGGAGAACGGTCGCACCTGGGAGGATGCCTACATTTCGTGGGTGCAGGGCAACCCGCAGTCAGCGGCTTTCGTGGTGACACGCCGCAAGGGCTCGGAGTACGGCTACATCGAACCGCTGTCGGGGAATGTGGAGTTCCTGCGGGAGAACAAAGACCTGTGGGAAACGTCCCCGGTGGGTGTGACCATGTTTGCCCCTAACACGGGTGAAGAATCGTACAAGTCGTACAAGGCCATGCAGATGTTCAATGCCGGCCAGTTCAAGTCCCTTGAGAACTTCGGTACGGAACTTGTGAACGTGCATGGCTACCAGCAGTACATTCTGAATAGGTCCCAGTTTGAGCAGGACACGGCCAACATGCCGAAGTACCTGCCGGATGGTTCGGCGAATCCGCAGTACACGGTCGCTGAGGAGGCTTTCGCTCAGGCGAAGCGTGTCCTGTTTGAGCAGTTCCCCGGTCTTGAGGATCGCTTGAATATTGGTGAGCGGAACAACCGGGACAATTGGAACGCTGACGCGGATCAGATTGTGCAGGCTGCGACAGTGCTGAGCCAGCGTGGGAACGCGAAGGCGCAGGAGGCTATGGGCCTGATCCAGTCGTATCTGGATGCTTCGGCTGACATGAGCCGTGTCCGCAGTGATCCGAACGCTTCCTACTCGGATGAGTCGGCACCGATCAAGGATGCCTGGGAGAACGCGGTGAGCGTGTGGATGGGTGACCTGCAGACGATTGACCGTGACACGGCGAACACTCTTGCCTACACGTTGACCAAGGCCCTGTCTACGGGCTGGACTTTGGAGGAAATCGGTGGCTAACGATCCGATTCCCACTGGCCGTGACCGCACGGCAGGGCAGTCTGCTTACCGGCAGGCTCTAGCGGCTGGGCAGAACCGTCAGGTGGCGTCCACTTACGGCCCCGTAGGTGGCGGTTATACGCCCACGTCTACGCAGAGCGCCGGGGCTAACCGTGGCCAGGTGGCTATCGGCACTCCGATGGGTGAGGTGCTGCGCACCTGGCCCAAGGGTGCTGCTCAGCCGGGCATGTACACGTACTACTCCCAGTATTACCACTATGTGCCGGTCACGAACGCTACTGACGGCAACTATGTGAATACGCTGCCGCGCTGGCAGTGGGAGTTGTTTGATTCGGTGGCTCGTGCACGTGGCGGACTGTCCAACGTCAACTCGGTGTGGGATGAGTACGCTCAGCGTTCCGCTTACGAGTCAGGGTTTGGCAGGAACGTGTCCCCCACTGACCTGCTGCTCATGGACTTGGCTGATGGCAAGGTGTCAATCGGTGACGACGGCTCTAGCGGTGGCGGCGGCTACTCCTACGGTGGTGGCGGGTACGGCGGTGCCTCAGTTGGCTCGGTCAACCTGACGAACCCTGAGGATGCTCGTGCCGTGATCAACCAGTTGGCGGTGCAGATGCTGGGCCGCACCGTGTCAGACCGCGAGTTCAAGCGGTACTACCAGGCATTGAATGAACTGGAAATGTCTAGCCCGCAGACGGTGCGCATGGATGTCGATGACAAGGGCAACCCGGTGCAGGTGGTGGAGGGTGGCCTGGGTGCTGAGGGCCGCACGGCTTTGCTGCAGGAGCAGTTGCGTACCGCTAAGGACTTCAACGAGCAGACGATCGGTTCGCAGGCTGTGGACTTGATGAGTCGCTACCTGCAGGAGAGGGGTGTGTTCCGTGGCTAGCCCCCCTTTCGGCGCAGGCCGTGGTGCCGCGAGTGGCACCACAAATGAGGGACCTAAGTGGGATCGTGACGGAGACGGTGTTCCTGACGTACTGAATGATGAGGCTGAGCGCAAGCGGCTTCTGCAGAAGTACGGGTACAACGAGGACGATCTAAAGACTGCGGCCAAGCGCAAACTCTTCTATGAGGCGGTGCGCAAGGAGTACACCCGTAAGGAAGCCAAGAAGGCTTATGACGAGGTGTATGTCGCTGATGAGGCTACGGTCAGGGAGATTGTTGCTGACTCGGGTTTCAGCATGGCGCTTATCCAGGCGTATCCGGAGTTGCGGGATGTGTTCCGTCGTCTGTCGGACATGCTGGCTCGCGGCAAGATCACCGAAGACCCCACTGTCATCTACAACAAGTTCAAGGAACTGCTGGAAGACACTGATTTCGGCAAGCGGACGAATAGTGAGATTTCGGCTGACCTTGACCGGTACAAGCGTGGCGGTAAGAACAACTGGGAGCAGCGTGTTGAGCGGCTAGTTACCACGCTGACCGAGTTCATTCGTGGTGACGTGGGTGAGGATGCTGCCGGAAACCTGTCGGATGCTGATGCTCAGCGCCTCGCTATCGAACTGATTTATGCCGGTCAGGAGAATGATCCTGATGCGTTGCGCCGGAAGGCGCGGGACTGGTTCAAGTCGTGGCGGGAAACGAGCCAGCAGCCTGACGCCGGCACTGAGCCGGGTCTGGATGACACGGGCGATGAGCCCGAGACTGTCATCGGTGGTGAGCGTGGCCGGTACACGACGATGCTGATGCAGTGGTTCGGCGCTAACGGACTGGTCGTGTCTCAGGGTGATGTGGACCGTTGGCTGGATCAGTTGCTGGACGGCACCATGTCGATGGATCAGGTGAAGCAGTGGTATCGGGACAAGAAGTTCAGCGTGGACTATGCCGGGTTTGCTGACGAGTTCGCTCGTGGCCGGGACATTTCCGATATTGCGTTGAGTTACCGGGACACGATGGCGCAGTTGCTTGAGAAGAACATTGAGGACGTGAGTTTCGATGACCCGCTTGTGCAGCGGGCGATGCAGCGGCGCGGTGTTGACGGTAAGCCGGCTCCGATGACCCGGTATGAGTTTGAGCGTGAGGTTCGTTCCACGGGTGAGTGGGATAAGACGACGAACGCGATGAGTGTGTACACGGATATCGGTGAGGGCATCCTGCGTTCCTTCGGGTTTAGGGGGTAGGCGTGGCTAAGAAGAGAGAACCGAAGCCTGTAGCCCCTAAGCCTGTACCGACACCGGCACCTACGCCCAGCCAGCCTCCATATCAAGCACCGCCTGGTTTCTTCTGGTATCAGGACGCGAGTGGCCGTTGGCTGATGGGGCAAGACGGGCGGGTTTCTATCAACCCGCCTGTGACGGATACCGGCAAGGGCCAGGGTCAGGCACGTGCGTGTTCTGAGGTCAAGGGTGCGGCCCCGCAGGGCTTCCAGTGGCAGGGCTCCTACATAGTCAATGCTGACGGCTCAGTGTCGGACACGTGCCAACTGGTCAAGGTTGAGGACGCGGGCGAGACTGAGCGTGAGAGGCGGGAGCGTGAGGCCCGCGAGAAGGATGATCGTGAGTCGGCCTCGGCTTATCTGACGAGCCTGCTCACCATGTATGGGCTTGAAGAACTCATCCCGACTGTGACCGATCTGGTCCGTGAGTGGGGCACGAACGAGAACATCATCGTGTCCAAACTGCGCCAGACGGACGCCTACAAGATGCGTTTCTCCGGTAACGCAGATCGCATCAAGAATGGTTACAACGCTCTCAGTGAGGCTGAGTATCTGTCGGCTGAGGATGCGATCAAGTCCACGATGCGGAAGTACGGACTTACGTCCGACTATTTCAGCCGGGACAAACTGGCCAAGTTGATCGGTGGGGATGTGTCTGCCACTGAGGTGGATGGGCGTATCGGTCAGGCGAAGAAGGTCATCGACAACGCTGACGTGAACATCAAGAACAGTCTCGTGTCCCTGTATGGGGCGAGCATGTCGGACATGCTCGGCTACGTGCTGGCACCAGAGACTGCCCTTGAGGTGGTGCAGCGCCGCGTCAACGCAGGCTTCGCCTCCGGCGTTGCTCTCGGCCAGGGCCTTGACTTGGGCCGTGACCTATCGGAGCAGATCGGTGACCTCACGTTCGGTGATGAGCGGACCCTGCGGGCCCAGTTCACGAACATCGGTGACACGGCCCGGTCCACGCGCCGCCTGTCCGCTATCGACAACGAGGCGATCACTGACCGTGACGTGGTGAAGGGCGAGTTCGGTATCGACCAGGCTGCCGGTAACCGCACGAAGCGTCTGCAGTCCCGTGAGCGGGCCCGGTTCTCCGGGCAGTCCGCCACCACTTCCTCCACCCTCTCGGGTGGTGGCGTTTAGTAGGAGGACACATCTTGGATACCTACGACTGGTATCGCTGGCACGTCGGTCGCTGAGGCGACCTCGGGGGTGAATTGGCAAGGGCCATTTAGGCACACGATGCCGATGGCCAACCCAGGTTCGATTCCTGGCACCTCCACTCCATAGCAGGACCGACCGGCCCCTGCATGTGTATGAGCCCGGTAGCAGAAGCCAGCCCCACCCCCCAGTGGGTTCTGTGGTCTGCGTTCATCACACCAACAGTTAGGGAGTGCCATGTCAGGCATTGAGGACGACTACGACGATTACGAAGACGAGTTCGGCGGGGACGCTCGCGGCTCCGATAACAACGTCCTTCGGGAACTGCGTAAGCAGAACCGTGCGAAGGAGAAGCAGATAAAGGAGTTGACTGAGCGGCTTACTGGGCTGGCTCAGCAGGCTCGTGAACGTAGCGTCAAGGATGTTCTCGCGGCTAAGGGCTTGAGCCCGAAGATCGCAAAGTTCATTCCCGAGGACATGACTTCTGAGGAGGAAGTGTCGGCTTGGGTTGAGGAGAACGCCGAGATTTTCGGTGGTGCTCCGTCGCAGCCGCTGGATGATTCCGGTGAGGCTGGCCCCGACCTGTCGGGGCTTACGCAGATTAGCCAGATTCAAGCAACGGGTCAGCCGTTTGACGGTGACTCGGATCAGGTGGCTGCGCTGATTCGTTCGGCACGTTCGCCGGAGGAGTTGAACAAGGTGATCTTCGGTACCACGTCAGGTCCGGACGCCTTCTAGTTCGTTTATCTGACTCACTACTTCACTGTTAGGAGGTGAAGAAACATGGCTTATACATCAACTACTGCTGTCGCTGGCTTGGTGAAGGCGGCCTATGATCGCTACGTTGAGTTCGCTCTGCGTTCTCAGCCGCTCATGCGTTCCCTCGCGGACAAGCGCCCTGTGCAGCAGGCTATGCCCGGCTCGTCTGTCGTGTTCTCCATCTACAATGACCTCGCTACGGCGACCAGCACTCTCACTGAGACTACTGATCCTGATGCGGTGGCACTGTCGGACATCAGCACCGTTTCTGTCACTCTGAACGAGTACGGCAACACTGTGCTGCAGACCCGCAAGTTGGGCGAGTTCGCGTTCAGCGACATCGACCCGGCTGTTGCCAACATTGTGGCGTTCAACATGGCGGATAGCCTGGATGCTGTTGTCAACACGGTTCTCACGGGTGGCACGAACGTGGAGTACGGCACGGGTGGCTCCACCACCCCGACCTCCACGGTCTCTGTTGCCGCTGAGGACACGATCGCTGCTGCGGACATCCGTAAGGTTGTTGCGAAGTTGCGTGCGAACAAGGCTGTTCCTCGTGAGGGCCAACTGTACGCCGCCTACGCGCATCCCGAGGTTACGCACGACCTTCGTGCCGAGACCGGGAGCGGATCGTTCGATGACATCCGTAAGTACACCGAGGGCAACGTCGGCAACATCCTTGGTGGTGTTGTCGGTGTCATGCACGGCGCGTACTTCGTGGAGACGCCTCGTGCGTTCACGGCGAACGATGGTGCTTCCAGCATCAAGGTGTACCGCACGATTGTTGCTGGCCAGCAGGCGCTCGCTGAGGCGACCGCTGTTGAGCCCGGCATCGTGATCGGCCCGGTCGTGGACCGCCTGATGAGGTTCCGCCCGATTGGATGGTACTCACTGCAGGGGTGGGCTCGTTACCGCGAGCCGGCTCTGTACCGCATTGAGTCGTCTTCTTCGATCGCCTAAGCAACACCCCGCTGGTGGGGCCGGGTCCTTCGGGGCCCGGCCCTGCTGCATTTGCACTGCACCTAATCCTGTACGGCTGAATGGGAGTTGAAGTGGCCGACAATCTTACGAATGATGCTGAGAACAAGATGCTGGACGCGCTTGTCGGCACAGCCTCCTACACGGCTGACACGCCGATCAAGTTGGCGCTGGTGACTGCTGCCGGTTCCGATAGTGCTGCTGGCACTGAGGTGTCGGGGGGCTCGTATGCCCGGCAGACGATCACGTTTGGTGCCGCCTCTGGCGGGTCTATCTCTAACGCATCCACTATTTCGTTCACGAACATGCCGACGTGCACTGTGGTGGGCATTGAACTGTGGGATTCGGCGGGCACGCCGAAGCGTCTGGCGTATGGCGGGCTGACCGCTAACAAGTCGCTCACGTCGGGCGACACTCTTGAGTTTGCTGCTTCGTCGATCACGCTCAGCCTGTCCTGATGTTCGACATCACCAGTAGGGTTGTTGACCTGCTGGGTGTCGGCCTCACTGTTTCTGCTGCAGCGGACCTGTCAGCGGATACTGGTGTCACTGCTGCCGGCACTCGTAAGGCTCCGGCTGCTGCTGCCCTGACAGTTGAGAGTGATTTGCAGGCTACTGGCCGTGCCACGCTGCAGGTCGATATCACGGTGACGTTTGAGACTGCGTTCACGGGCACAGGAAACGCCACCTACCGCAACCCTGCGTCTGCGCTCACGGCGGAAACTGCTGTGGCTGCCGATGGAGCGGTGCTGTTTGGTGGCTCAGCCGACCTGTCAAGCCAGTCCGCCTTTACGGCGGCTGGGGTGCGTGAAGCGGTGGGTGCTGCGGCACTGACCAGTGACATGCGGCTGGGCTCGCGGGCCACTCGTGTGGCCGTGGGCACCGTGGCCCTGTCGTCGGATGTGGCTGCCGCCCTGGCGGTTGCCCCGGTGCGTATCCGTTTCGGTGAGGCAGCCATGACTGGGGATGTGGCCGTGGTGACGGCTACCGCCTATGTCGGAAAGTTCGGGCAGGCTGCCTTGGCTGGTTCGGCTACGAGCATGACAGGCACCACGAGCCCCGTGTTCCGGTTGCGCATGGCGACCGCTAAGCGGTCGTTCACGGATGACTGGCTGCTGCGCCGCTACCCGATCGACGTGGGCCTGTCGCTGCTGGTGACGGGTTCAACGGTCACTGAGGTGGAGGTTCCGTCGCAGACGGAACTGGCTGAGGCTGACTACTACTTCTTGGGTGGCCGCAATAACCCGATCACGCCTGCTCAGCGGGCGGTGCTGATTGCTGCCGGTTACGGCTCGTACATTGAGGAGGACTGATGGCGTGCCGTTCCGGCTGCCCCACCCAGGATCACGAGTCGTGGGCTGCGTGCGCGAAAGCATCGAACATTAGTGTGACTGCGACCATCAACAGCCCGAAGCAGGGCATGTTTGAGCAGACGAAGAAGGAACTGTCTGCGTATCGGCAGTTGCGTGCTGACGGTATTCAGCCGGAAGGCACCACGATGGAGAAGATCACTGCGGCCCGTGAGGCAACTGAGCGGCTGGGTCGTGCGTACAACGCTGAGAAGGACCCGCCCGCAAGCCTGATCACCACGAAGGCTGCGGCTGCGTTTGTGAAGGCAGGTGACTCGTGAGCACGTTCAGTGAAATGTGCGATCAGACCCTGTTGTACCTGTCGGGGTTCACGACGCTGCAGGATCAGACCACGCACATCACGTCGGGCATCAACTCCACGGCCACGACACTGGCGGTTTCTGATGCGTCCGCGATCAGCCGGGGAATCATTGAGATTGGCTCCGAACTGATGTGGGTGGACACAGTGGACACCGCTAACAATCTGGTGACTGTGGCCCCGTATGGCCGTGGCTACCGTGGCACTACTGCCACGAGCCATTCGGCTAACGCCCGTGTTGCTACTTCTCCCCTGTTCCCTCGCACTCTGATCAAGCAGGTGTTGAATGAGTCGATCCGCGCGGTCTACCCGGACCTCTTCGGTATCGGGGAAACGTCGATCACGTTCAACCCTGCGGTTCTCACTTACGCTTTGCCGGCTGGTACTCAGCAAGTGCTGCAGGCTTCTTGGCGCACGATTGGCCCCACTCGGGAGTGGATTCCGCTGCGACGGTGGCGTGTCGATCGGCATGCTGCACCGACCGTGTTTGCGTCGGGTGTCAGCCTGTCCGTGTACGACATGGTTGTACCGGGTCGTCCTATCCGGGTCATATTCACGAAGCAGCCGACACCGCTAGTCAATGACAGTGACGACTTTGTGACGGTCACTGGCCTGCCGGCTTCCAGTGAGGATGTGATCCGCCTGGGGGCGGCGTACCGGCTGGTGCCGTTCTTTGATGCACCGCACCTGTCTGGTTTCAGTGCTGAGGCTGACTTTTCTTCCAACATGCGGCCTGTGGGTGGCTCTAGCCAGTTGGGCCGTTACATGCTGCAGATGTATCAGATGCGTTTGCAGGAGGAAGTGAAGCGTCTGCAGGAACTGTTCCCGATTCGTAGTCACTACACCCGCTGAGAGGTATATGTAATGCCACGTAGATACTACTCAAGCACTGCTGCGCGGACTACTCTCAGCAGTGGCATCAACTCAACTGCCACGTCGATCACGGTGGCTTCCACGTCAGGGTTCCCTGGCTCGTATCCGTACACGCTCATCATTGACCAGGATCAGTCCACCGAAGAGGTAGTGACAGTCACTGCCGGGTCCGGTACTACCCTCACGGTCACTCGTGGCGTTGATGGCACGACTGGCGTGTCGCACTCTTCGGGTGCGACGGTGAATCATGGAGTGTCGGCTCGTGACTTCGATGAGCCCAATTCGCACGTAAACGATTCCACTACGGACGTTCATCCCCAGTATGTCACTAAAGCCCTAGTTAGCGGCAAGGGTTCACTAATCGCAGCAACGGCTAATGATGTGCCTGCCGATCTGCCTGTGGGCAGCAACGGTCAGATGCTTATGGCTGACTCGGGCGCTACGGCTGGGCTGCGCTATGTGGACCCGCCGACCAACCGGAACCTGATCATCAACGGAGCCATGCAGGTCGCGCAACGCGGCACAAGCACGACAAGCCTTAGCAGCACGTCCTCTTACAACACCGCTGATCGGTGGAGGCTTGACGCGAGTGGTGTGGGCACATGGACCCAAAGCGTGGAGAACGACGCACCGACTGGCAGCGGACTACGCAAGTCTCTGAAAATGCTTTGCACGACTGCTGCCGCTTCTCCGTCAGCAGGCGGGTATTTGGTTCTTACTCAACCAATTGAGGGCCAAGACTTGCAGCGCGTCGCTAAGGGTACGGCGTCGGCACAGCAATTGACGATTTCATTCTGGGTGAAGTCCAACGTCACTGGGACTTACGTCGCCCAATTGGCCGACCTTGACAATAGTCGCGCGATCTCTGCTACCTACAGCGTGTCGGCTAGTGCAACGTGGGAGAAGAAGACAATCACGTTTGCGGCTGACACTACTGGCGCATTTGATAACGATAATGCGGGATCGCTTCGCGTAAACTTGTGGCTTGGTGCTGGTTCCGATCGCACTTCTGGCACGCTGCAAACTACTTGGGGCACAGAGGTAAATGCGAACATCGCACCGGGCCAGACCAACCTCGCCGCTGCCACTAACAACTACTGGCAGGTCACGGCTGTCCAGTTGGAGACTGGCCCGGTGGCTACCCCGTTTGAGTTTGAGCCGTATGAGGCGACGCTACGGAAATGCCAGCGGTACTACTACCGGAGCGCGCCCAGCCCAACGTCCTCGTTCGCGCCCGTGACGATCTTTGGCGCAGCCAAGAGCACGACGGTTCTGTCGGTCGTGGTGGCTCCGCCTGTGACCATGCGGGCGATACCTTCCAGCGTTGCCATCGGTAACATTAAGGCCATCGACGCAGCGCTTAACTCTTACGCAATCACGGCGGCGGCACTAATAGACCGCAGACCTGACCAAGTCGGAATTGACCTCACGTCGTCAAGTCTGACGCAGCATCGTCCCTATTACGCGGGCGGCGACAACAACACCTCAGCCTTCCTTGCCCTTGATGCGGAGTTGTAGAAATGCGCTATCAGATCATGGTCACCGAATCCATGTCGGGGGCACAGCGTCACGTTCTCAGGGAGGACGGCCCCGACCAGTTCACCTCATTCCCTGCCGAGGTCGGGAACCCCGTGTATGACTCGTTCCTAGAGTCGCAAGGGCTAACGGATGCCGAGGTGCAGACGATGGAGCCTGACATCTGGCACGACATGGCCTAAGGCAAGCGCCCCACCGGGGCGGGGAGGCTCCGATGGGGCGGGGCCGTTTCGGGGGGACGAAATAACCCGCCGCGCATCCTAGCCCCGTTGCCCTGTCCTGAACCTAGGGGTTAACGCCATGTCTGATTTGCTGCGGATCATGCAGGAACTAGATGAGGACTTGAAAGACCCGCAGTACCGGGCCGACTTCGACCGGGTCCTCGCGGCCCTGCGGGCCAAGTCCGCAACG